AGGAGATTGTGGAAGTGTTTATATTATGGACAGTCCTATTGTTTCCCGTCGTATTTGCGGTGTTCATTTTGCTGGTTGTGCAGGTAAAGCATGTTTTATACCATTAGTATATGAAGATCTGGCAATTATTGTTAATGAAGATGAACAAATTGAACCAGAATTTATTCCATCTGAAACAACACCTACTGCTATTGTTCATGGAAATTGTATCAGTCTTGGAGATATTATGGATCCACCTTACCCAAACACTCAAACAAAGATACACAAAACTAGTGTTTTTGACATGATTTATCCATCTGAAATGGCTCCAGCTCAATTGATGCATCCAGAAAAAGAAAATGGTCCAATGTTCAAAGGCATTCAAAAACAATTTCGCAATGTACCAATTCTTGATGATAAAATTCTGAAAAGAAGTGTCCTATCGTATAAACAACAATTAGCAAAGTCAAAATGCAATTATTCAGCAATGAAAGTATTGTTATTTGATGATGCCGTTAAAGGAACTGATTCGGAATATATCAAAGGAATTAATCGAGTTACATCAGCAGGTTATCCATGGTGCCATGAAAAATCAAAAGGTAAAACACTTTGGTTTGGCAATATGGAATGGGATCTTCAAGGTAAGAAAGCTAAAGAAGTTCGCAAAGTTGTCACTAAGCAAATTGAAAGTATGAAACGAGGAATTGTTCAACCATATATTTTTACTGACACACTCAAAGATGAAACTCTTCCAAAAGTTAAAGTTGAAATTGGTAAAACACGTGTCTTTGCAGCTGCTCCAATGGATTTTGTGATTGTTTTTCGAATGTATTTTATCTCATTTATTGCATTTTTAATGGAAAAACGTATTGATACAGAAAGTGCAGTTGGAATTCGAACACAATCACTTGAATGGGATAAGCTTGCAAAACATCTGAAGAAGTATGGAGATAAACATGTTGCTGGAGATTTTAGTAATTATGATGGCACTCTTCATCCTGACATTCTATGGAGTATTCTTGAAGTTATTGAAGATTATTATCGATTAGGCCCAGATTATAAAATTGAAGATGCACAAGTTAGGAAATGTTTGTGGGAAAGTGTAGTCAATTCTTATCACATTTGTGGAAAGAGATTGTACAAACTTAACCACTCTCAACCTTCTGGAAATCCAG